AAGAGGAGCAGTACGAACAAGATCAGTATGAGTCTGATCATTATGAGGATTTAGATCACGATTTAATTAGGTGGGCTGCAAAACAGGAGAAAGCTAATGACCAAGACCAGGGCTGTTAAGTGGTGGGTTTTTCGCCATAAAATGTACCATTTGTATTGTGCCTTTAGGTATGGGCATTGGAGGTTGGTATGGAATACTAAACCGTGGTGGATAGACTTTAAGGTTGTAGAGCCAAAACCTGATGACTTTAGAGGGGTTCCACAACATGACTGGTCTCAATACGAGGAGGACTGATATGCCTGAGTCGGTGGTGAAGATGGGTGAAGGCGGAAGGATTGAGAGTCTAGTACGCTTTGGTTATGGTAAGACCCACCAGGAAAATAGCAATTTGTGGCATGATTACTCAACATCATGTGACTATTGGTTTAGAAAAAGGTTCATTGATCCTGATACTATAGCTATTCGAGGATTGTTTAATGGGATAGCATTGGAGTATTTGTATAGTAATCTAATAGGCCCCTGGTTTAACGTACACTTTAGGTATGAAAACTCGTCTATGGAAAGGACGGTTATGAAGAACTATAAAACACTAATACCAGACAAGGTTGAGCGCAGACTGGCTGACGGGAGGAGCTTTGACACAGAGAGTGACGCATATAATACCTGTATGTACTTCAATAGATTATTTGAGGGCGACCACGGGAACAGGGGGGACATAGAATGGATAAAAATGGTGAGGGTGCTAGAGGAATCGAGTAGAGATAGTGCGCCAGACTATGCATATCAGGATGATGAGCTAATATTTCCTACAAGATACTGTTTTAATGTAGTATTCCCTATTGATGGGAATCAAGGGATCATACTGCGCCTGCGTTTGGGTGGTATGGTAAAGCACCGTGATGATGGAGATCATCACATAACATAGGAGGCAATTATGCCTTTATTTAGCGAAGCTGTAGTTAAGATGGCAAGTGGCTGTAACCTGACTAAAGAAGATTGGATTCATGCGGTCAGGAAACAGGATAGGACTGAGGCTGAGATAGAGAGGCGCAGGGGTAAGTACGAGTGGTGGGAATGTACTGATCCGATAGCGCTCCAGGAACTGGATGATGAGAGGTTGGGCATCTATCTGGATGGTGGTAGAACCTGGAAGGATGTTCAAGGGGAGTGTGAGACAGATGATTGACTCACATAGTATAACCTTTGAGGACTTGCAAAGGACTGCAATTAAGGTGTGGGATGATAAGCTAGGTGCTATGGTATACAGGCTAGGAGATTTTGATACTACTGTACCTTTATTGCGTAGGGAATCAGATGATGGTATTATATACTATTCTACGTTGGTTCTTTGCTCACAACCACCGACTATGGCAATTAACTAGGAGATATATATGACAGCGAAGATCGCAGTAACTGATCTACCTAAGTACCTATCGTTTGCTACCAAGCATGGTAATTCTGTGATGGTAGCAGGAGAATCAGGTATAGGTAAGACAGAGGTGGTAAACTCTTGGGCTATGGCTGAGTTGGGTAATATCATAGACTTTAGGGCCACACAAATAGGTGATGCTGACATCCGAGGTGTCCCATATAGGGATGAGTTGCTCTCCAGGTGGGCGATACCTGACTTTCTACCCAGGGTTGATCGGGATGGGGAGAGGGGTGCGTTTGTCATGGATGAGTTTCTAGATGTGAAGATGGACTCGGTAATGGCATCGTTACAACAACTCTTTCTTGAGAAAAGATTGGGAGACTATAAGTTTCCAGAGGGTTGGATAATCATAGCGATAGGCAACAGGCGTGAGCATGGTGGTATAAACAGGGGTTTATCCTACGCATTACAGGATAGATTCTCCCATTATGAGGTTGTGTTAGACTCAGATGGGTTGCTCAAGTACTTCATTAAGATAGGTGTTGACCCTATGGTTACATCTTTTCTTAAGTTACACGGTAATTTTATGCACATGAGGCCAGAGAAGGGTGACAGTAACTGGGCATGGCCCACACCTAGAAGCTGGGAAAAGCTGAGCAAAACCAGAGGTCTTAACCCACCTGATGATATAAGGTTTCACTTATATTCAGCAGATGTGGGGGAAGGGGCAGCAGTAGCGTTCAGAGCGCATGAAAAGGTAGCCTCTGAGGTACCTGATCCTGATGATTGCATAAATAATCCAGGGAAGGCTAAGGTTCCTGAGAATCCAAGTGCTCAGTATGCTATAGCATGTAGCCTGGCGTTTCATTCAAGCACAGAAAATTATGAGTCTGTCTTGAAATACATGAGCCGATTGCCTGCTGAGTATGGTATAATGTTAGTGAAGGAATCGACTGAGAACAAGCCAGAACTAACAGATACTAAGGCGTTCACTGACTTTGCTATGAAGAACACGGATATCCTACTGGGATAAGGAGGTTTAATGCAGTTAGAAAGAAAGATTGAGGCTTCAAGGTCACATGCATTACTAGATCATCCGTTCTTTGGTACGTTGCTGTGTCCTATGCAGATGAAGCCACGCAATGAGATAGATACCTTTGCTACTAATGGGGTTTCTATATTCTACAATGAGGAGTACGCTGATAGCCTGAGTACTGAGTTGGTTACTGGTGTACTGCTACATGAGGTGATGCACTGCGGGTTCTTTCATGTGACCAGGAGAGGCACAAGGAACCCTATGGTATGGAATATGGCATGTGACTATGCTATCAACCCATTGCTTGTTAAGTATGGTATCAAACTTCCAGAAGGTGCGTTGTTAGATGAGAAGTATGATGGTTGGAGTGCTGATGCAATCTATAATGACCTGATAAAAAATGGGACACCAGTTGATGGCACTGGGTTAGAAGATGTTGGTGGCACAGGGTACTTTGAAGATGGTGAGTTGACATCATCAGAGAAGCAAGAGATAGAGAACGAGTGGAAGGAGAGGCTAGTATCTGCTGCTGAAGCATGTAAGCTAAGAGGCACATTGCCTGGTGAATTCAAGAGTTTAATAGATGAATTTCTTGAGCCTAAAGTATTATGGGGAGAGAAACTTAGGATGTATGCCAATGATCTAGTAAGGTATGATTCAAGTTGGACTAAACCTAACAAAAGATTTATAGATGAGGGTATATACCTGCCATCAGTTAAGAAATTACAGGGTATAAGTAAATTAGTAGTGGCAGTAGATGATAGTGGGTCAGCTATACCACACCTGCCTCAGTTTGGTGGTGAACTAACCTCAATCTTTGAGGAGTGTGATATAGATGAATGCATCGTTCTTTATATTGATAGTGTTGTTAATAATGTGCAACGGTACACCGATGACGATCTACCAATAGTTATAGATAGCAGAGGTGGTGGTGGCACATCGTTTGAGCCTGCATTTGAGTGGGTTGAAGAACAAGATGAGAATCCTACACTGTTCGTATACTTAACAGATATGTTTGGTTCTTTTCCTGAGTATGCACCAGATTATCCTGTAATATGGGTAGCATACGACTCTAATCCAGAGTATTACAAGGACAAGTGTGGGTTCGGTGAGATAATCGAAGTAGATTAAGGAGAAATATATGAGTCTAAGTAACAAAGCATTACTATTAACGGTGGATTTTTCTATACCAAGTGGTAGAAAAGTTGACAAACAGGTGTCAAATGACATCGCAGATCAGTACAATATAGATGGTGGACGTAGAAGTTCTGGTAATTTTAATAAGATTACTATAGATTCTAAGTACCTAAAAGAACCACAAAATATTAAAAGGAAAGTAATAAATGCCTTTGATAATATGACATTACCGTGGTTAAACAACGGCATTAAGGTAAACTTACTGCCTAACACACAGTTCATGGCCTTCTCTAAGGTGTGGAGAGAATCTAAAAGAGAGATGGATCAGTACATATGGAAGCTAGAGAACGGACTGTATGATGAGATGATGCAAGAGAGCAAGGATAGATTAGGTGGGCAATCATCAGATGATGGAGGATTATTTAGCGAGTGGGATTACCCACCAGTAGATGACTTTGTATCTAAGTTTAAGATGGAGCATTACGTAAGGCCAGTACCTGATGCAGATAACCTGGACTTAAGGGTAGCTGTTGGTGAGGAAGAAGCTAACCGTATTAAAGTAGACATACAAAAGAGCATCGAGAAACAGTTTGAAGAATCTAGAAAAGTATTATGTGATAGAATAGTTGATGCGCTTAAGCACATGAGCTCTGTTCTGTCTAAAGATAAGCCAGTAATACATGAGACTTTAATGGACAAGATGTGTGATCTAATAGATATTCTTCCTGAGTTAAACTTCTCAGAAGATCAGGAGTTAGATGATATTAGGTGCCAAATGAAGGGTGAATTGATTGAAGATGTTCAAACTTTACGTGATGATGAGGTCACAAGGCAAGATGTATTAGATTCTACCAATGATATACTGAATAGAATGGAGAAAATTTATGGGATATAATTCATATGATATGGGTTACAGCGAGTACGGTACTTACGAAAAGATTGATGATCACTACAACACAGAGGTAAGCTTGGTAAGAATGGGTAATGATTTTAATCTAGTAAAAAATAATCATGGTGACTTGCTTTTCCAGATGGAATCACAGCACTGGGAGAACGATGAGCATGTTACTGTTGCAGATACTGTCATTACATACAAGAAAAATGGTGACATATACATAGATGTGCCCCCTGGTGAGCGTAGGAAAAGGCATAGATACAGCAGAACTATGGAGAGAATGCTGTCTTACTTACCGGCGTGGGTAGGAATATATGAAACAAATGCAAATAATAAAATGTATTTAATGTATAGTCCTGGAGATGATGTTAGGAACCCACACTATGGCCCTAAGACTGTATGGGATATAACTAATACCGCTAACATAAAGCTACGCGCCAGTGGGAAGGTAGAGGGTGGTAAGAAAATAAATAGAGGTGAGAAAAAGTTCGCTGAAAACAAACCGTTACAAGAACAACTTGAAGAAAAACATTACAGAGAAATGACTAAGGCTCGCCTTAAATCTGATCTGGAATTGGACTATGTTACACAGTATGCAACGTTCAGAGGACAGAATACAAACACTAAGCACTATGCTATTGAGATGTATAAGCCTTCATGTTTTGGACAGAATGGCCCTAATGATGGTCTGATCAGAAGGTTATTTGTTGGTAGGTTTATGGAAGATAACGAAGATGCAGAAAAATGTAAGCAGTTAGCGTTAGATATAGCCAAAGATCTGCCAGATAGCTGTCTTGCTACTCGGTTTACGAGAATGAGAGATGAAGCAACGGCAAGCTAAGCCACGATATAATTATCCTATACTTAAGAAAGGCGGGAAGCATCTTAAATCTAGGAAAACCCGTCGGCAGGAAGCTAAAAAGGAGATAAGATACTATGAGCCAGATGGAGATGTTTAAGCCAGAGATATATATGACACCAGAAGATCATGACATAGCAGTTGAAGTATTAGATTGGTCTAGCTTTTATATTGATGACAGTCGTGAGTGTGGTATAATGAGGGACTGTGTTAGGTTGTCTAATAGAGGGTTTATTCCAGAAGAAATAAATATTATATTAGATAAGACAGATAACAGACCCTTCAGTGTGGTATAATAGATAGGAGGGATTATGACTGCAGATAGACGCAAGCTGTTAACCTTTAGAGCTGATCTAGAAAGTGGAGAAGGAGAGATTAAATCATGGCCTAGATTTGGAGAATTGACCCCTCTAATGAGGATGGATCTTCTTAAAGATTGTATGATTAACTTAGAGGAGTTATATGAAGAAGCTCTAACTGAATTTGATCGTAACCCTTTAGGGTCAAGAGTTAAATACAACAGGAGAGACTAATGTTAGATATAGAATGGACTGATGGTGATATGAGGAAGGGATTAACCGTTACTCATAAAGATCCATTTACTTGCACGATAGACTTAAGATGGGAGGATGTAGACTCTGCTATCTCTCAGCTTCTAGCCTATAGAGAATTGATGAGTACCAAAAAGAGACTTGGTCTTTCAATTTTTAAGGAAGGTGGCGGGGGTGGAGGTGGTAACGAAGGTGACGGAGAAGAAGTTGAAAACTATGGTGGAACTAAATGAAAACATTTGAGGACTTTGGTATTAAGTTACCGAGTAAGGGTAGGTCTGGTCAAGTACATACCCAATGTCCTAGTTGTTCTTCTCAGAGAAGGAAGAAGAAAGCTGCATGCCTGTCTGTTAACATAGATGAGGGGATTTGGTTGTGTCATCATTGTGGATGGGCTGGCACATTAGCTAATGGTAGGGATAACGTTGGGCCATCAGCGCTACACTGGCGCAAGCCTAAGTACGTTAAGCCTGAAGCTATACCTATGTCCTCACTAAAGCCTGAGATTGTGAAGTGGTTTGATAAGAGGGGAATTAGTGAGACAACCTTAGAAGAAACTAAAATAGGACAGAGAAAAGTTTACATGCCACAGTTAGAGGACTTCACTATGGCTGTAGCTTTCCCTTACTTTAAGAATGGTGAGTTAATTAATGTAAAGTATCGTGACAGTAAGAAGAACTTTAGGTTAGAGGCTGGCGCACAGCGTTGCTTCTATGGTATAGATGATATAGAAGGAGAGAATATTAATGTTGTTATAGTAGAAGGAGAAATAGATAAGTTATCTTTATGGGAAGCTGGTATTAGAACTTGTCTTAGTGTGCCTGACGGCGCTCCTCCTGTTAACAGCACAGACTATTCATCTAAGTTTGATTACTTGAATGATCCTTGGCTACACTCAGAAAAATTTAATAGTGTAGATAAATTTATTATAGCTGTTGATAATGACGAGCCTGGAAATAAACTGGAGGAAGAATTATCTAGGAGATTGGGCAAGGATAGGTGCCATAAAGTTGTATGGCCTGATGGATGTAAGGATTCAAATGAAGTGTTAGTTAAGTACGGCAAGACGGTATTGTCTGAGTGTGTATCACATGCTAAGCCATACCCTATAGCTGGTACTTACGATGCAGAAAACCTTACAGAATCAATAGACAGATTATATGATAGCGGTGTAGAGTGTGGTGTTAGTACAGGATGGTCAACAGTAGACCCATACTATTTAGTAAGGCCCGGTGCCTTCACTGTTATTACCGGTATACCTAGTAGTGGCAAGTCTAACTGGCTTGATGCTATGATGGTTAACATAGCTAAGAATCATGGCTGGAACTTTGCTATCTTCTCACCAGAGAATCAACCTCTCGAAGATCATATGGCTAGAGTTCTGGAAAAATATATAGGTGAACCATTCTCTGATGGGCCAACGCCCAGGATGAGCAAGGAAAATTTAAACCAGGGAAAGCACTGGCTGACTAAACACTTCACATGGATACTTCCAAGTGACGATAAGGAATGGTCTATTGATGTTATTTTAGATGCGGCCAAGCGGCTTGTCTTAACAAAGGGGATACGTGGTTTAGTAATAGATCCCTGGAATGAGCTAGAACATACAAGAGATAACAACCAAACAGAAACTGAATACATTTCAGTAGCATTAAAAAGAATCAGACAGTTTGGTAGGAGATATGGTATTCACATATGGGTAGTGGCACATCCAGCTAAACTTTACAGAGACAAGAGCGGTAAGATACCTATACCTACACCGTATGATATCAGTGGCTCTGCTAGATGGAGAGACAAGTCTGATAATTGTATTACTATATGGAGAGACTTAGCTAAAGAAGAAGGATGCCTAATAGAAGTACATGTTCAGAAGGTTAGGTTCAGACAAGACGGTAAGATAGGGACAGGTGAGCTAACATACAACTGGAGAATGGGAACATATCACCTACCCTTTAATGCTGCACAGGAAATACCACCACAATATGGATAAGACATGGAAAAAATTTGAGCGGTGGGTCGGTACTTTTTTAACAGAGCTGGGAGACCAGGCGCTTAGAGTTCCTGTAACAGGGAGAACAAGAGGAGACTCACCAGACGTAACAAGTGATTACCTTTCTATTGAATGTAAATATAGAAAGCAAATACCATTATGGATTAAGGATGCTATGGCTCAAGCAGTTGCCTCGTCAAGGAAAGGCAAGACACCTGTAGTATTCTTAAAAGAAAAGGGGGTTTCATTCGATGAAACATTAATAATATTTAGAGCAAAGGATTTTATGGATAAACTAAACAATGAATAGACCTATATTTAATATACTTAGAGCAATCAAGAGCGAAGATCCACCGTGTGCTGGCTGTAGCTGGTACAAGAGGTGTGCTTTTAACAAGATAGCATGTGCAATGTTTAAAAACTATACTGAATCAGGAGAACTAATCGGAGACATGAACCCTACAACAAAAATATACAAGGAAATATATAACGATGTCAGGTTTAGAATCGCTCAAGTCTCTTACGGTTAAGTCACCCAGTATATGGGGGCCTGTTAATAGAGTACCTTGGACTGATGTTTGCATGGCACTATCTAAAGCAAGTAGAGATGCATCTAAATATGCAAGGCTTAAGTATGCTATGGAATACAATTGGAGGGATGAGATTTTAAGGATTCTGTATGGGCTCGCCCTAAAAGAAAGTTGGCACAAGAGTGTTACAAAAAAAGATTTAGTTAATATAGTTACATTATCACTAGATGAATCACTAAGTCCAGCTATATGTCCTAAGTGTAATGGAAGAAAGGAACTAAGAGTACTAGACCTGGTGTATAAATGTGATGTTTGTCTTGGTGTAGGCACTAGATCAATGAGCGATAGAGCAAGATCAAGGTACATATACGGTACAGAAGATACAGCTAATACTAATCAAGCAAAGTATACAAGACATATTAAATATAATTATTTTAATACTCTTATATCTAGTATACAGGAATGGGAGATGGAATTACATAGAGCGTTTAGGAAAATGAGATGAAGAATAAAAAGTATCTAAGGTGGGTAGCAGAGCAACCATGTATATACTGTGGTAAAGATTCTCAAGCCCACCACCTAAGAATCCTAGCACTTGGCTCAGGTATGGGAAAGAAAGCACCCGACTACTTTACATTGCCAGTGTGCTATGAACACCATGCTGAATGCCATAGCGGAGAGATAGACAAGGAGACACAAATGAGATGGTGCTTACAGACTATTGACAAAGCTATCAAGTGTGGTATAATAGTAGTTAACTTTTAAGGGGAAGCAATGGGAATCATAGTAAAGAATAAGAAGTTTAAGATAGATAGTTTAGAATCTAAGAATGACTGCTCCAGGTATATAGATTCTTTAGACTTGACAAGCGGTAAGGTAGAGGTTATAGTTAGACCTTACAGTAACAAGAACCAGAGATCAGTAGACCAGAACAATAGATACTGGCACATGATAAGGCAAGCATCTAATGAGTCTGGGTACACTGTTAATGAGCTGCATACCATAATGATTATGGAAGTTTTAGGCATGCAGGAGGTCACGAGCCTTAAAGGAGAGACGCATTCAGTACCAATACAAACTTCAGGATTAACAGTGGCACAGTTTGGGGAATACATGGATCAAGTTGAATCAGTTTTAGTTGGTGCGGGTATATACTACCCTCAACCGGAGATATAATATGTCTGATTATAAGATGGAGTATGTTCCAACAGAAGATCAAGAGCAACAGCAGAGGACACAGGAAGAACAAGAGCAGTACGAACAAGAGTATGAGGAATGGTTGGATAAGCTAGAGGAAAAATCTAAACTTCAAAGAGAGGAACAAGATGACCCAATCAATAAAGGAAATTGAACGACAACTTAAGAGACCTTTTCCAGTTGTTAAAATCAAATGGAGAAAGGGCGGTGGCAATCAAGACTTAGCATACATAGATGCAAGAGATGTAATGGATAGGTTAGACTCTATCTTTGGTATAGCTGGTTGGCAAACAGGCTATGACTTTATAGGAGATAGAATGATATGTACTATAGTCTGTAAGATAGAAGACGATTGGGTTGCTAAGTCTGATGGTGCAGACGATACTAAAATTGAGTCAGCAAAAGGTGGGATAAGTGACTCACTAAAAAGGGCAGCAGTTTTGTGGGGAATAGGGAGATATTTATATCACCCTAAAGCTTTTGATAAGGATAGAAACCCTGCACCCTGGGCTACACCGGAAGGATTTGATGAGCTAATGGCAAGCAAGGCAACAGTAACTAAGTTACATACAACGGAGAGAGCTAATGGCAGTAAAGAAAGCAAAGAAAACAACGAAGGTTAGAACACCAGAAGACATTAAACTTATAACATTACTTAATAAAGTAGCTGTGATGTGTAGAGATTGTCATGAAGTTGGCTCCCCTCCAACACATGAGGTTGTAGAAATGGATAATATGTTGTGGAGATTTGCTAATGATAAAGGTTTTAAACGGGATAGTTTTTATGGTGACTTTGAATAGGAGAAAGTAATGCATTGGTATGATAGAGAGGGTAACCCTCAACACTATGTACCTAGTAAGAACGGTAAGCTTAGGGCTTCTACCCTGCGTGATGCTAGAAAGAATGGATGGATGCCATCAGTTACATCCGTCCTTGACATACTAGCTAAGCCTGGGCTTGACCAATGGAAAATTAACAAGGCCGTCAGCTCTGCTATGAGTCTACAAAGATACGCAGAAGAAACAGATACAGAGTATTCAAAAAGAATTCTTATCAACTCTAGAAAAGAAACTGAGGTTGCAGCACAGAGAGGCACAAGGATTCACGGCATGTTAGAGAGAGCTTTTAAACAGGAGGAAGAACCTAAAGGAGATGACGAAGCTATCTTTAATTCTGTTAAGTCTCTTCTCGACATAAACTGTGGCGAACAAGAATGGAAATCAGAAGTTACATTCTCTGAACCAAAGCTTGGCTACGGTGGTATGGTAGATTTAATATCTGATGAGTGGGCCATAGACTTTAAGACAAAAGAGTTTGGAGTTGATCATAAACAATTAGCTTACGACTCTATGGCTTATCAGCTTATGGCTTACGCTGTAACTGGGGTAGAGAAAAGCTACTTAGATACTGGAGAAGCCACCGTCAGGAGAATGGCTAACATATTTATTAGCGCAACAGATCCAGGGCTAACAGTCTTTCATGAGTGGAGTAAAGAAGACTTTGAAAGATACTGGGAAATATTTAGTTCTTCATTAAACCTATGGAAAAATATTAAACAATACTGGCCGGAGAAATACAATGAAGGGAGTTAACAAAGCTATCTTACTTGGTTATGTATGGAAAGATCCAACCATTAGATCAACTAAGAACGGCAATAAGATTGCACAAGTAGACATGGTAACTGAGTCTGGTTACGGAGAATACAAGAAGTCTGATTGGCATAAGGTAATATTCTATGGCAAGACAGCAGATGTAGTAGACTCTTATGTAACTAAAGGAACTAACTTATATGTAGAAGGTTCTATTGATTATAGAAAGTATACTGGTAAGGATGGTATTGAAAAATACACTACTGATATACAAGGTAAGATGTTACAAATGATTAATAGTCCGGATGCTTATAAAGAAGTTGAAGCCTCTGCGCCAGAGTATAAGAAAGAAGTATCTACTGGTATGAAGAATGCTATGTCTGATATAGCTGAACAGGTAACAGCTGATGACATACCTTTCTAAAGGAGAATTGTTTGACTCAATTATGTATAGACTTGCAAGAGTGATATACAAAACAAGACTGGAAGGCATAGAAGAAAGTACTCAATCATGGGAGGAAACATTTCTAGAGCATTCCGGTGTAACTATAGATGAGTTTATCAAATACGCACAAGACAACAACCTTAAAGAGAAATATATAGATGCTAAAAAAGTATGATAGGTATAGACCTAAAGACTATGTTATAATAGAACCTACTGAAGATAACTATGCTATGCCTCAGAGAGCTACTCAAATGGCGGTAGGGTATGACCTCTTTGCTACAGAGGATGATGTTATACGACCACTAGATAGAAAGTTAATTGGGACTGGTATAAAACTAAACATGCCAGAAGGAATGGAAGGGCAGATAAGATCAAGGAGTGGTCTTGCTAGTAAGTATGGGGTATTTGTTTTGAATTCCCCAGGAACAATAGACCCTGACTATCGAGGAGAAGTTAAAGTATTGCTCGCTAACTTAGGACACTTACCATTTGATATATCAGAAGGAGATAGGATTGCTCAATTAGTATTTAGCAAATACGAAACACCATCTTTTAACGCCAACTCAATCTCTCATTATGAAAGAGGAGAGAAAGGATTCGGTAGCACAGGTATTAACAAGGAAGATATAAATGAATGAATTTAATACTGAACTAGGAGCAACAACATTCAGAAATAAGTATGCATCTAATACCTTTGAGACATGGAGGGATAGAGCGCACACCATTGTTAACGATGTATGCGGAACACGCAATGGAAAGGATATGCCTATCATGTCTAAGTCAGATAGGGATTATCTTATTAAGGTTATAACAGAGTTTAAGTTTTTACCAGGAGGTAGGTATATTTACTACGCAGGTAGAGATGCAAGCTACTGGAACAACTGTTACCTACTAAGATTAATGGAGGACTCAAGAGAAGAATGGTCAGACGTAACTCAAAGAGCGATGTCATGTCTGATGACAGGGGGTGGTATTGGTATAGATGTAAGTATTGCTCGCCCAAGTGGAAGACCACTACGAAGAACAGGTGGAGTAGCTTCAGGACCACTGCCGCTCCTAAGTGTTATCAACGAGGTAGGGCGCAATGTTATGCAAGGGGGGTCGAGACGATCAGCTATGTACGGTTCCCTAAACTGGCAACATGAAGACGCATTAGATTTTCTAAGGATTAAAAACTGGCACGATTTTAATGTGCCCGGTACAGAGCTATCCTTAGCAGATGTTAAACGAAATAACTTTAACTATCCAGCTCCATTAGATATGATGAATATATCTTTAAACTATGACGATGAATTTCTTAAAGAGGTGCGTGAAGGAAGGATGCCTGATGTCTTTATAGAGAATTGCAAGCAAGCTATGATGACAGGAGAGCCAGGGTTTAGCTTTAACTTTGGAGATAAGCAGGATGAAACCCTACGTAACGCCTGCACAGAAATAACATCATCGACAGATTCTGACGTATGTAACCTAGGAAGTATCAACATGGGTCGCATAGAAAACATAGAAGAATTTAAGGATGTTGTTAACGTGGCTTCTAAATTTCTAGTATGCGGTACTATAAGGGCGCACCTACCTTATGCAAAGGTAGAAGAAGTTAGGCAAAAGAACAGACGACTAGGTCTAGGATTAATGGGAGTGCATGAATGGCTACTTAAGTCTGGTTATAAATATGATATGAATGATGAGTTAAAGAAATGGCTTAAGGTTTATAGAGATGAATCGGAGAAGTCTGCTAATGAACACTGTGATAGATTCTTCTTAAGCAGGCCCAAAGGATACAGAGCCATAGCTCCGACAGGTAGCATCTCAATATTAGCTGGCACCACCTCGGGAGTGGAACCCATTTACGCAGTGGCTTATAAAAGGAGATACTTACAGGAAGGAACCAAGTGGAAGCACCAGTTTGTAGTAGATGGGGCTGCCCAAAATCTTATAGACCAGGGGATTAAACATAGTGATATAGAATCTGCTATTGATTTAGCAGCTGATCCAGAAAGGAGAATAAAGTTTCAATATGAATTACAGAAGTATGTGGACCACGCTATTAGTTCTACTCTTAATCTTCCTCCTTATGGCTCCGAACTAAACAACGAGGAAACATTAGGAAAGTTTTCCAGTGTAGTATCTAAGTATGCACATGGCCTTAGAGGATTGACCCTCTACCCAGAAGGCAGTAGAGGAGGACAACCAATAACTGCATGTGACTACGAAGAAGCTCACTCAAAGAGAGGTGTTATCTATGAGGATAATAGTGATGAACAATGTATGACAGGGATATGCGGGATATGAAAAATAAAGAACCAAAAGACTTACTGATTATACCTGACTGTCATGCTGCACCTGAGTATGACAACAAAAGATTCTCAGCTCTTGGTAACTTTATAATAGACCAACAACCAGATATAATAGTTTGCTTAGGAGACTTTGGAGACATGCCTAGCTTATCATCTTATGATAAAGGCACCAAAGGATTTGAAGGTAGGCGATATAAGAAGGACATACTATCGGTTATAGATGCACAAGAAAAACTCTTTGCACCTATAAAGAAATTCAATGATGTGAAAAGAAAAAGAAAGGAGAAACAATACAAGCCCAAGCTACACATGTGTCTTGGCAATCATGAAGATAGAATAGAGCGAGCTGTTAACTCAGCACCAGAGTTGGAAGGAGCAATAGGATTAAGCGACTTACAATATGAAAAGTTTGGATGGAAGGTAACACCCTTTAAGAGTTGCCTATCCATAGAGAATATAATGTTCTCTCATTACTTTACATCTGGTGTAGCAGGCAGGCCTATAAGTTCAACACATGTAGGCTTTCACTTGGTATCTAAACTGCACTGCTCAGCGGTGCAAGGACACTCACACTTGTATAATCATGCAGAACAAACTAGACCAGACGGGCAGAAAATCTTCGGACTATCTGCTGGATGCTACTCACACCCACACTACTCTGAAAGCTGGTGCAGAGATACAGAGTATAACTGGTGGAGAGGAGTTGTTTCATTAAAGGGATTAGATGGAGAAGGATATTACGATGAGATTAATTCTGTAACCCAACGTAAATTAACTAGAAGTTATCCATGACGGACTATAAAGAGACTGAATTAAAATCATGTCCTTTTTGTAAAACTAATGCTATCTTAGGTGGCTTCATGATTGGTTGTCCAACATGTAAAGTATCTTTTAAGTTCGACCCAAGGATCAAGGGGTCTATGAATGATGCTGCAAAACTATGGAATAAAAGAGTTGCAGATAATTAAAGAGGCTATACTTGTAACCCTATGGTATGCAAGTTATGTATTAATCTCTGCGGTTATACTGTACATATTACTTAAGTAGCTTTGGTTTTATTAATGCGCCCCCCTCTAGGGGGCGTATATTTTTTATACATCCTCTAGGGAATGCGTGAGTTGCAAACCACTCACCACTCTGATCTCTAGTACAAGCAACCTTAATAGTATCCTTATCTTTAAATACTAAATACCCATAGGTATAGAAGGTAGGAGGTACAACTTCCTCTAACTTCTCCCACCCAGAGGTTGCCAATATATCAACCCACTCAATCTCTACTAGCTTTGGCTTCATTGAAAAGTTTATCCATCTTTCTGAGAGCGTCAGATATATCTCTGGCTTCTAATGATTTGTTTAACATTAACTCTTGATACTGCTGAATCAACTCTAGTCTTCTAGATGGTTGCCCCCTCAAAGAGGGATCAGTTATTAGCTTAAGCAATCTACGCTGAATCTTCTCTACGTCTTTCCAACTATAATAGGCTTTAGCCATAGCATCATGCCTGCCCACCGTAGTTATATTAACACCCATCCAAGAAAGTAATGCCTGTGGTATAGTATACTTAGGCAATCCGTCCTGACCAACATTACCTTCTATATAATTGTAAGCCATCATTGTTTTAACCAAAGGCCCACCACCCTTTACTATATCACCAGCCCTATTCCTAGGCATTAACATTGGTGGAACAAAGTAACTAGCTAAGTATGCTGTTATATCCTGGTATCGTTGAGCAGGAGGATCGAACTCATTCCATATTTCATGCCCAGTAAAAGGGTCTACGTTTTGAGCAAGTCCAAACCCAATCTCAGCAGGGCCACTAAGTATACCAGTATCTTTCCATAATGCATCGCCTACCCTAGCCTCATCATCCTCAGCCCACAAACCGCGCGTATTGTTATAGACGTTCATCCAGAAACCCCACGGTACAAAATAGTTGAAGGGTATAAATTGCCACTTACCATTCTTATCCTTAGTAGGCATCCCTATAGTTCCTTCGTTCTTAGCCATGTGCTTGTGCAAGAACTTCTTCAAGTCGTCTAAATCTTCTTCATCCAGATCATCGTTCTCAGACAGAACCCACTCTCTTACTATCCAAGGCAACGCTACATACTTAGCAAAGCTTAGTGGATGGTTCTTAAAGTTACGTACTAGCTGAGCAGTAACCTTAGCATTAAAGGTTATAAATGGAGAGCCTAATGGGAGACTACGTAACGCCCTTATCCCCACCGATACATTACTATAATCAATCAAGGCTTCGTTAGCTAGGCGAGCTGCCTCTGCTTCAGTCTTACCATGATTCTCCATGAGGTCCATAATCTTAGCTGTCTTAAACAAAACCTCACTAGCCTGATAAGTTCTTCCACCGATATCAATATAGT